AAACTGATTCGTAAAGAATTCTACCTCTGCCGGTGATTCTAAATAACTCTCTGCCTGAGAATTCTAATTTACAGAAAGAATATCATAATTACCATAAACTGGTTCTGGTAAATATTTCTTACATAAACTATCTACCAACGTATGTGTGATATCACTTAACTTATGATTCGTAAAAATAATAAACTTTAAATTCACAACACCCTGACTCCACCGATAAACAGAAAGACATAACAAAAATTCTTCAATATGTTTCTCAATTTCATTCACTGTCGTAAATAACGCAATACAATCTATCTGATTTTTCATACTTATTTTTCATCAATAATCTTTTCATGAAAATTAAGCGCAAAATTTCTCCAAATCCTTTAATAAAATTGGATTCTTTAAATTCTCTTCAACTGATTCCATTGTTCGCCAAGCGTTTGGACCAATAAACCGACCTTGACAGATGGCTTTTTGGTTTCCCGCATTTCTAAGTAAAGTTTCCTTATTCGATTCCCTACGTCTTACTGCTTCCCATAAATAATCTTCCGCATTTGGTTCAACTGTTCGTTTCCACCGTATTTCCCAAATTTCTCCGTTATGGTCTTCCATTGTAGAACCATCTTTCCATTCAATTTGTGGTTTAGAAGTTGATAATCGAGAAGTTCTCCATTCACGGGGATAGTTCTTTTGAATACCTGATTCAACACATTCAAACTCTTCTGGTGCTACTCTATTCTTTCCTTTCAACCATATCTTCCCTTTATAAAGATAAACATCAACTGTCTGGTCTTCCATAGGTTTCCATTTTAATATCATATTTGCCTTTCCATTCCCCAAATCTTTCCATTCAACTCGTTTTGGCGTAAAAATTAATCCGTCTGTCCCATATCCCGATTTCTCCACTTTTTCTAAATAATTACTTACATCTCTCGGTTCATAAGATGGTTTCCACCCAATTGAAATCGTTTCACCAACTGGTAATAACTCCCATAATACCTCATTCTGTTTTTTCCCTTTCCATTCTATTTCTGCTCGTTTGATTCTCTCATCATAAAAACCACTCGCATTTGGTATATCAAAAGCAATAAACTCTTTTTTATCAGGAAGCCACTCACCCTCTAACTCCAATCCCCTCCAATGACGATATTCTGGATCTAACTTCCCTCTCTCACGAATATCTCCCTTTTCATCTTTTAATAACCACTCATTTTCTGTAAATGTAATGATTCCATGAACACCATCTGCTTTCCAACTAAATACATAATCATTCTTATCTCTGGATAAATCCTCTTTCGAAAATGTTGCCGGATGACTCCAAAGAAATCCCCCATTCTGTTTCACACCAATCCAATTCTTCCATTGCCCTTCCGTTATTGGCGGAATCGCCATCCATAACCCTCTCCAATAAACCCCGTTTTTATGCTCCTTGTCCTTTTTCGCAATGGCTCTCCCTTTCGCATCCCAAATACCTTCTTTTGGTAAATTAAAATCACTACCACCAAGATAAGGTATCACAGAGCCCCACGGAACTTGTTTCATCCATTCTATCGTCGATTCATGTTTTAACATTTTCTCCAAACGCTCCTTATCATCAACTCGATCAGGCGAATGAAGAGTCCCCTTCCATAAACGACATTCCACATTCGACGCACTAAAATCCTTAAAATCTATCGTCTTCCGTCCTTGATACGCAATTGAACGTAAATAACATTTTAAAGGTGCTCCCGTTCCCATTAATTGATTTGATAATTTTGTATTTGGGCTTTCCCATTCCAATATGATTAACGGCTTTACTTCTAAGGCATTTTTCCATCCACTCTTTTCCACTTTCGTTCTTAAACTACGTAAATCTAATGACTTGGGCTCCCAATAAAATTGAGCGATAAATCCTAATGCCTGTTCTCCATTTAAATTTATTTCATATCGATTGGTTATTTTTCCATGAAGGTCTTTTTCTAAAACCTCTTTGAGAAGAGCCTCTGTCTTATGATGAGCGGTCGGATAAATAATCAAATAATGAAGCATCTGGCTCTATCATTCTGTAAGATGTTTTTTTTAAACTGCCATTTCCATAGGAATTGTTGGGTGGCAAGAATAATCAATTAATTCAAAATCCTCTAATTCATATTCTCCTGGATCTGTTTTTGGTTCAACTTTTATTCTCAATTCCGGAAAATTCTTTGGCATTCTCTCCAATTGTCTCATTAATGGCTCTACATGATTCGTATAAACATGTCTATCTCCCATCAAATGAACTAACTCACCAACCTGCCAACCTAACATATGTGCCAAAATATGTGTCAATAAAGCATAACTGGCAATGTTAAATGGAACACCCAGTCCCATATCACAACTACGTTGATAAAATAATAGATTTAGACGAAGCAGATCATCAGTCGTATTCTGTCCTACACCTTGTAATTGGAATAATACATGACAAGGAGGCAACGCCATCTCACGTAATGCTGTTGGATTCCACGCAACAACTAAACAACGTCGATCCCAAGGCGATTTCTTTAACTGTTCTAAAACAGTGCTTATTTGATCGATTCCTTCTGTTGGTTTTGTATCCGGGTTGATATAAGGTGCTCCAAAATGTCTCCATTGAAATCCATAAACAGGACCTAAATCACCTTCTCGCCTTTCTGTAAAACCAAGTTTATCCAGAAAATCACGAGAACCATTCGCATCCCAGATTTTTACACCTTTTTTACTTAATAATTTGGCATCCGTTTGCCCTTGTAAAAACCATAACAGTTCCTCTACAACACCTTTCCAAAAAACTCGTTTTGTCGTTAATAAAGGGAAACCTTTTTGTAAATTCCAACGAGTCATTCCACCCCATAAACCAATCGTCCCAACACCAGTTCTATCTTTTTTACTGATTCCCTTCTGGATAATCTCCTGTATCATATCCAAATACTGAAACTCCGGATGAATGTCTAATTCATATTCACAAACCTTACATTCCCAAACATCATAAGTTGTTGATGAAATATAAGATTTCGTCTCATCGACTAATTTTGACCGTTCTAACGCTTTCGCAAAAGATGAATCTCTTTCCAAAAAAACACCTCCTGGAATCTGTAAAGTATCACACGCAGGTTCGCACCCTTGCCGTTCAATATAAGTAATCACCATTCGAGAAATCGGTAATTCAGTAAAACATTGATTGTAGATTTCAGCACCACCAATTACCCAGATCTCTTTTGGCGCATCTTCACGACGTCCCAATTTACGAATATCATTCCAAGATAAACCCCCATTTCGTGATAAAATCCAATTATGTCGTCCTTGTAAAGGTTTCGAAGGAAGAGTATCATACGTCTTACGACCCATTACAATAGCATTTTGATTTTTTCCACCAATACTTGAACCCGTCGTTAAACGACTGAATAACGCTAAATCACGGGAAATACGTCCCCACGGTAATCCATCATTTTGACCGATCAAAAAACGACCACCCGCTAAACGACGCACCGCAACGATTAAAGAACATTTTGGAAACATCATATCAATAGATTTCATATCTATTCATTTCTTTAAACTCAATATTACGAACAATTTGGTGGCACTTTTCGAATATTGTCTTGATTCTCTTTTTGTGAATTCTCTTTTTGTGAATTCTCTTTTTGTGAATTCTCTTTTTGTGAATTCTTTTTTAGAAAGGGTTGATTGGATTGTTGAAAAAAGAGAATAAATTGTTTATGATTATGAAAACCGAGAAGACGATAGATAGGAATGAGAGTTTTCATCGTAAGAAAAATTGAAGGGACTCTCTTTACTGAATATTTGATTAAAAAATAGAAATGATGAACGACACGTGGATTCAGGAAATTCATATCGGTGATTACGTTCGGCTTGAAAATCTTCCTTATTCTCAAAAACATTTTGAAAATGAGACATTAAAGCACTATTTTAAAGGTCATATGGAAGGACATATTCAATATATACAATATGACCGTATTCACTTAATCACAAATGAAGGAAAAACAGAAACATTCTTTCCAATTCCACCTTTGTCAGGACAATTCTTTTGGGAAATTATTGACAAATCGGTGGAATCCTCTTTTTAAGATTACATAATGAACGATAAAAGTAATTCTCCCAATCTGGAACAATTTGATTCATCACATTACCTAACATTTGACGAAACTCTGCCTCTCCTTGAACGGGTCTTAAATCTTGATAAATACGTCCATAAAAATCAACACAATCCTTCCATAAGTTATAAGTATATTGATAATGATTGAGATCCACCACACTTTTCGTTAAATCATATTCCACTCTATCATATAAAGATGACATCGACGTGGCAAGACAAGTCAAAGCATTTCGCATATTGTTCGGCGTAATTCTTCCAAAATCTTTATAACATTCTTCACGGAAAGTGTTTTCTGGTCTATCAAGATTCTTACCCGTCTTATGATATTTACCCTCATTTAATCGATTGCCTCTCGTTCTCGGTTTCATCAAACGTCTTTTAAATGGTGTTAATACCTGTGTTTTATTAATATTACGAAGAGGTGTCCGTTCTGGATATTCATAATGACCGAGTTCTACAATATGTTGCGGGCTTATATGAATGTCTTTATTTCGATGATAAACTAATTTTTCTTTGCGTGATACTTGTCTGGAAGGTTCTCTGGAACTTTCTCTATAACTTTCTCTATAAGGTTCTCTGTAAGGTTCTCTGTAAGGTTCTCTGTAAGGTTCTCTATAAGATTCTTGATTGATACGGGTTTGCGTGCGATTTGGTTGATTTTGATTAAAACGTAATCTTTTTTGAGGTGTTTGACTCATTTCCTAATCATAGATACTATTTTATGTTTGAGAAAGAAGGTGAGAAGAAATATGAGGTGCTGGAAAATGTGTCAAACATAAATTATACAAAATAAACTTCCTCAAATATTCCTCCAAATAAATCTCACGTGTTTTTAAATCCATTTTAAATTCAAACTTGCCATTTCGCAGACGCCTAACGCACCAGCCATTTTGGACGGCACGATAAATGAACACCATTTTTTGGACGTCCATCCAGTCCCAAGAAGCGAGCACTCCTTGAACGTAATCTTGGGTTAAATCGGTATTTTGGTCTCCGGTAAAAAATTCATGATTATCCATTTATTATTATTCAAAAAAACAGAAAAAATATGCGCTCGTTTTACGAACGCAACTTTTGCTCTATTTTTTTCGATTTACAGATTAACAGATATTATTGATTAAAGATGTCTATGTTTAAAACACGAAACAAAAAAATATATGCCGGAGATTCACGTGTCACCTTAGACGCACGGCATCAAGCCATTGTCTCTCAATTAACCAACACTTCTTCTCAATATCAAGATAAACAGAATGAATTGAAGGAATTACAAAAACAAATTGATGATAAAAAACAATTTATTTCGAGTCATCCCGGAATACCACTTATTCAGGAATATCACGACTTATATCAATTAGAAGGACAATTGGAAAATTTAAATGAAGAAATGGAAGATTTATCGAAGAATAAAGGGGCGCAAGATTACTTCCTAAAAACAGGAGATTTGTTATGTCAATATTATCAACATCTCGA